CATCGAAAAGATCGAAAAAAATTTGGAAGAAATTTTCAAAACTGGTCAGTTACCAGGCTGGGGGGTCGGCACAAAAGAAGAAAAAAACATGCCACCCATGTCGATAGAAGAAATGCAAAATAATACATGAAAATTATACAAAGTATTGCATATATCAAAAATAATGCTTACCTTTGCAATGTCAAAACAAAAACATTAACCAATTAAATCTGGCGGCAACAGTAATACGGCAAGAAATTATGAAGAATTACAAAATTACTTCAACAGAGTACAGAGCAAATCAGGCATCAGTATTCGTATTCGTTAATGGTGAATATTTTGGCGACCTCGCTTATGTTCGCCGTGATAACTACCCACAGGACATCAATCACTGGATGGAAGCAACATGTGCTGACAGCGACCGCTACTTCATCGTTGAGGAAGTAGAGATGAGCGATGAGCAGGTAAACGAGTTGCGCCAACTGCACGAGGTTCTCGACGAGAATGCAAAGAACTTCATCCCTTATACAAGCTACGTGCCAGGGCTGAGCAAGAAGGAGCGCGAGGCAGACCGTCAGGAGAACATCCGCCGCGAGAAAGCTAACCGCCCATTCTATGCCAAGGCACGTGAGATTAACAACCGCATCGAGGAAATCATCAACTCACTCTAATTATGCGAACTTTATGCTACAGCGTAAGGCTGGAGAGCCTTGTCCGCATCAGTGACAAGGCTTTCAAGGCCACCGCCTTCGACGGCTCCAGCGACATCATACCTGCAAGTCAGGTGTTCGGGCGTGACTGTGAGGTGATGAAGAGCGATGCCTATTGGATCAGCGCGTGGATTCTCGGCAAGAAGAGCATCCAGTACAGCGGCAAGAAGCAGGCATGGTTCGACGAGAACGGCCACCAGCTGCCGACGTACACCATCGAGCGGCACACGCCGGAGAAGATAGAGGCAAAGGAATCAAATGTTATTAACGACCTAAAAAGATAAAGAACTATGAAACTGACAGCAGAACAATCCAAGAAGATAGCAACCATGATGCTGAATGCAGCAGACTACAATGAGGCATGGGTAGAGATGACTCCAGTCGAGATGCCGCGTGAAGGTAGAGAAGAAATGATTAACGACATATCATC